GAGATCGATAAGCCCGTCTTCGAGCGCGTCGGGATCAACGAGCCCGTCTTCGAGTGAGTCGGCATCTACGAGTCCGTCTGGTTCTACAAGCCCATCCTCGAGTGAATCGGCGTCAGTGAGCCCGTCTTCGAGCGCATCGGCGTCTGAAAGCCCGTCGGCTTCAGAGAGCCCGTCTTCGAGTGTGTCAGCGTCAGTAAGTCCGTCAGCGTCAACCAGCGTGTAGCGGATGTGTGAGGGGTCGGGGGTCGATCGTTTGGTTGGCCCCCACTTAACTGAAAGATAAAAAGTTCTTCTAAACCAAATTACAAGGAGTGTGGGTTATGATGAGAGACCTGTCCGCGATCCAGTTCAATGAAGCCTTCCTGGATAAAGTTGCGACAATTGAAGGCCAAGCTCAGCTTACGGAAGCCGGGCGTCAGTATGTGAAGACCGAGCTGCAAGAAGCCGCGTTCTCGCGGGCGATCATCCCGCAGGAGCCGATCACGACTTCTGACTGCCAGCGCAACATCAACGACAGCTCGCTGTATGTCATCCGTGACATTGAACCGGATGCGGCTGCGGTTGGTGTTGATAACCTCGGCGAGCCGAACGGAAAGTACGTCAAGGGTGAACGGTATATCATACCGGTCATCAATTTCTCGACCAGCCGTTTCCAGATCACGGTGGAAGACCTTCGGGCCTACCAGTACAAGATCACGAAACGTATCGAGGACAAATCCGTTCCCGTTCTGGAGAAGCTCGAAGATAAGTTCTTCCTTCGCCTGATCGGCGCCGCTGTTGCTGTTGCGACCGCGACAACCTGCAAAGCCGTCAAGTATACCGGTACACCCACCGTCGACCTTGAAATCTCTACCCGCGATATCGTCAAGATCAAAAATACTCTTGCTTCCGGTATCAATGGCAGCGATGCAAAACGCAAGGAAGTCGGCTGCATCCTGATGTGTCAGGAAGTGTTCGAGACCGCGGTTATCCTGCCGAGCGCCGGCGATGACTTCGGTAAAGACCGCGTTCTGAATGGGATCTCGTCTGATACCCTGTTCGGAACCAAAGTCGTTCGGACGATCAAGAGCGACATTCTTCCGCAGGGACACATGTGGGCATTCACGACACCCGATTTTCTCGGCCACAACTTCTCGCTGGGCGATCCGAACTTCGAGATCAAGTCGAATTTCGGTCTCATCGAGTGGCAGACCAAGGAATCGATTGCAGTGGGTATCGGAAACGCTCTGTCCTGTGCGCTGTTGACCCTTAAGGGGTCGGTGGCTCCCGGAACAGCAACAGGCCTGGAAGTCACGACTTCCGGTACGGTTGATGCGGCGATTTCGACCTATTACGCCGGTCTGACGGTATAAGAAAGTCCTTTGGAGAATGGTGATAAATAAAGGCCTGGCCCCAACTGGGTCGGGCCTTTTTAACTTAAAGTGAGGGCTCTATGGCATTAGACATCGCGACATACACGGCAGCCCTGAGGGACTTTATTAAAGATCATGAAGCTTTTAATAGGCTTTTGAAGTTTGAAAAAGAGAATGAAGATAGTTATCTTCGACTTTATCTTAATATGGCATTGGGATTTCTTGATGCAATTCCTCCATACATCGGCCCATTCGGTTGGGACACTTTTCCAATTCCAAATTTGATAATTCATCAGGCGACAATTGAGTGTCTGATTTCAAATAGTATTGTACAGGCCAGAAACGAATTGGCTTATAATAATGGCGGCATAACTGTAAAGATTTCTGATGGAAACAGGTATCTGAATATTTTACAGATACTTTACAGAGCGACAGATATGGAGATCAAAACTTTGACGCAGATTAAGATAGCAATTAACATACAGAATGGTTATGGAGGGTGTAGTTCGCCCTATAGCTACCTTCATGGGAGATCGGCTGTACTTAACCCTAACTCTATATTAGCAGGATAGTTATAATGTTTGCTTAAAGTAATACTTTAAGTATATTATAAAAAATAAAAAAGGTAGTAGCGCAATATATACAAAAAGGAGTTCAACAATGAAACAATTTACGAAGCAAGCTGCTTGCGCTTCCGGAAAGTCAGCCGCTCGGACCGCGATGAAGCAGTCCAAATACATGAAGAAGACGGCTGAGGATAGCGCCACATTCAACGAGACTGTTCCCCAGATTACCCCCAATCAACCCCAGAATGATTATTACGGTAATCAGGGAAATCTGCAACCGTATAAGAACACATCTGTTGGGCAAGCTGGTCAGCAGGATCAGTATGCGGCTGTTCCCGCAGGCTATGATGAACAACAGCAAATGGCTCCTGAGATGCCCGGAGCGCCTCCTGAAATGATCGGGGCTGCACAATCATTCCTTGGTCCCGAGGTCATGCAGGCAGCTTCACAAGGCGATCCTTCGGCTATGGATCTTGTGGCAAGAACCGCTGCTCATGTCGGTATGAATTTCACAAATATGATGTCTAACCAAGCCATGGCAGGACAGGAAGGTGCAGACGCAGGACAGATTGAAGGAGCCGCCGCTCCCGAGATGGCTCCGCAGGGAATCTCAACACCTGAGGAGGATATAGTTAATGAACTCGTTCCAGATATTCAGGCTCAGCCGCAAATGGGACAGCAACCCCCATCCGGGCAACCAGCGCAAGGCCAGGAAGTTGCGGGTCAAGGTGAAGAAACGGCTCAAAAGGAACAGGGTGGAGAAGCGGATGACATGCCAAACCATATCGATCTTAAAACTGTTGCAAAACTGATCAACCTGGCAAAAGCCGGCAAAATCTAATCTTGCAAAAAAATAGTATTAACTGTAATATTAAAGGCAGCTGCTTGCTGCCTTTTTCGTTTAGAAGTATATTTAGTGAGGAGGTACTAAATGCAGATGGCCTCGTTAAGCTTTGCCTATGCAGAGCTTCGACCCTCTGGGGCGTACCAAGATTGGATGCCGGAGAACGACTATCAAAAGTTTCTGGTTGATAATCTTGCTAAGAATCTCCAGGTAGTAAGATCGGCAATGCCAGCAGGATGCTCTATGCGCGTCTCTTCTGGTGTCAGGACAGCCGATGATTTCAACAGACTTCAATTACAAGGCTACCACCCCTCAGAAACGTCAGATCACTATTGCGGCAACGTGGTAAAAATAGACAAATCATCCAACAATTATAAAAAATTTGGCCCATTATATTTCTTCTCTTCAGGCGCTGCCGATATAGTTCCAGCCGGTGTCGATACTGAATATCTTTTTAAATTAGGCGTTAATTTGACAAAGAAGAATCTTTGTAAATTTGGTCAAATCATATTGGAAGAGGATACATCAAAGGCGACAAAGTGGGTACATTTCTCAAATGATTATAGTTTAATTTTCTCTCCCGATATTGTAAAATTTATTAATAGATCACAATTCTTAACCACAATCGATGGTGGAAAAACGTACACCGTATATAATCTGTAGGTATAATTATGTATTTCACGATGATAGAAGTGGTTAAGACGTCTTCCAACTTTTTTTATGTGGAATGGGATCTGGCACCTAATCCGTCAGCATCTTCATCTACCTCTCCGTCAAGCTCAGAATCTTTATCAGCATCCGTTTCTCAATCGCCATCATTGTCGCCGTCATCATCTGCTTCAGAATCGGCGTCTGCATCACCATCATTTGCACCAGGCGATACGATTGACGATCTTAAATTTCAAATCCACTGGTCAAGGGATCCAATATCTGGATTCCTTCCAGTTCTTGATGCCGATGGTAATCCTGTAGAGATAGATGGTGCTGTAGGCCCCTTATCCTACACTCACCAGGTCAGACAATATGATTTCAACCAGGACTCTTATTATAAAGTCCTTGCAATAGAAAAAGCCGACGAAACCAATCAATTTTTTTCCTCAACCGTTTTCGTTGGTATGTATAGCGACGGCGTACACGAGACAATGCGCTATGCTGAAGATATCCTGTATTCGTTTTATCACGGCGAGCCGTGCCTCATAATTAAAAAGAAATCGTTTGGTGCCAGATGCCCAACTTGCTGGTCGGCAGAACGTCAGCAACGTGTCAGAACTCATTGTGATACTTGTAAGGGATCTGGATATGTCGCAGGTTATTATCAGGCTATACGCGAACAGGTGGCGTTTGATTCTGATCCTAAAAAGTCTGATTCACAAAAAGAATTTGAAAATGTATTTGATACAATACGTGCCCGTTTGTCAAATTATCCTTTAGTTCGTACGAAAGATTTAATTGTCAATCTTGACAATAATAAAAGATTCGTTATTAGTCATGTTGAGACCACGAAGCTTCCAAAGTTAAGTGTTCTTGATGGTTCAACAAAAGTATTATCAAAACAGAATTACATCCTAAGTCAGCTCCTCACGCTTGAGGAGCTTAACCCCGATGATAATGAATACTTTTTGACAGCGGATAATATACCCGCAATTCCAATTACTGATGAAGGTAATACTGGAAGTACCCTTCCATTTTTTAATGATCACCTGCCGGTAACAGTTGATCTGCCGCTACGTATTGATGATGGTCATCAGCATATAATATTCCAATATTCATCTGATGACTTTGAATTAGTCTCCGGTTATTTCACACTGAAAAATACCGTAGGCATGATTGGCTCCGCGCCTTTTGTCGCAGGAGAAGTTCTAACACCGGCATTAAAAGCCGTTTTTGTAGATGATGATGGTACGATCCTTCATGCGGATTGTACGGATGTAACGCAGGTCGACCGGGTGGTCGGTATAGCTTTAGGCGAAGCTGCAGAGGGTGGCAACGTCATAGTACAAAAGATGGGTAGACTTACAAATTTAGACTGGAACTGGATTGTTGGTAAAGGGATTTTCTTCGATGAAAATGGAGAATTAACCCAAACACCGCCAACGTCCGGTTACTGGATGAATATTGCGAAAGTCATTACCCCTACAACCATAGATCTTCTTTTGCGATTACCAGTCATTTTAGTATAGGAGCACAAAATGCCAAAGGTCAGTGTTATTCTCCCCTCGAGGAATGAAATATTTCTCGAGAAGACGATCGATGATTTGTTTAAAAAATGTCGTGGGGATTTTGAGATTTTAGCTGTTCTTGATGGATATGAACCCACCCCTCCCATTCCTGAAAGAGAAAATCTTGTCTTTATCAGGAAACCGATTGCTCAAGGTATGCGGCCGGCAATCAACGATGCTGCCAAAATAGCCAAGGGTGAATATCTTCTTAAACTCGACGCCCATTGCATGGTGGAAGAGGGGTTTGATCTTACCCTTGCGGCGGATTGCGACAAGGATTGGATCGTTATCCCGAGGCGCAAAAGTCTTGATGCGGAGAACTGGGCAATCGCTGAAAACGGTAAATCACCGGTCGATTATCATTACCTGACCTATCCATATCTGAAACCGGATGAGATCGGTATGCATGGTCAGGTATGGAATGATCGTGCCCGATCCAGATTGGATATCCCGATTGACGATGAGATGTCATCACAGGGTTCGTGCTGGTTCATGCATAAAGAATATTTTTGGAAATTCGGCGGAATGGATTGTGTCGGGTACGGTGATTTCGTTCAGGAAGCCCAACAGATAATGAATCGGTGTTGGCTATCAGGAGGGCGCTGCGTGATCAATAAGAAAACGTGGTATGCCCATCTTCATAAAGGCAAAAAATACGGTCGTGGATATTATATTTCCAAACAGAAAATGATTAACGGGGCCGTGTATTCCGCCGATTATTGGATGAATAACAGGTGGCCTGATCGAATCCATGACCTCGAATGGCTGATAGATAAATTTTGGCCGGTCCCTACGTGGCCCGAGAATTGGAAAGAGATACAGAATAGAAAATGATCCACGGTAACTCGATCGGGATAGTAACCCGCTTCATGAACCGTCTGGATTATTTATCTCAATCTCTTCCAACTTGGATCAAACTGCCCGAGATTGATCAGATTATAATCGTTGACTGGAGCTCTGAAGAGTCGGCTATCCCGTTAATAGATAGCATCAATGATGATAGAATAAGCATTGTGCGCGTGCCCGGGCAATCCTATTGGGATCCCGGGCGTGCTCACAATGTCGGCATTAAACACACCAAAACCGAATTAATATTTATAGTTGATTGTGATGTAAAAATTAATTTTCCGTGCTTCAAACATATTAAACCACTTCCAAATCGTGAATTTTATATACGAACTGATAAATGGAGAGGTGAACCTTATAAGCTAAGAGGGTTGTCGGGAACCTGTATCTTTCAGAAATCAATGTGGGCTGAAATTAATGGATACGCTGAAGAAAAATCATCGTATGGTCTTGAGGATCTTGATTTTTATAATCAAGCCCGTAATGCTGATTATAAGTGTATTAAATGTTTAACGGCTCATGAATTAACACACATATCTCATGGATATGATATCAGACAAAAACATTATAAACATCAATATAGTGAATTTAATGAGGCTATTAAAGAATCGGAAAAAGAATTATTATTAATTAATAGGCGTATGCAAAACGTTGAAACATTAATTTATAATAAAGGATGGTCTCTTGCAACTTGATACGACAATTATATACTATACCGCAAATACTGAAGATCCTGTTTTAGAATCCAAAGTAAGATCAATTATATTGAAAAATAAAGGCGATCTTCCCATTATATCGGTATCAAGAAAACCGATTGATTTTGGTGAAAATATATGCGTTGGTGAAACCGAAGTTTGTGATATTTCGGCTTTTAAACAATTATTAATAGGATTAAAATCAGCAACGACAAAATTTTGCATTGCCGCTGAAGCTGATGTTTTATATCCGCCTGAGTATTTTAATTTTACCCCGCCAACCGATCAAGACGCTTATAGATATAATAACGTTTGGCTATTTTCATCATGGGTCAGTAGGGGTAATCAGAATAAATTCTGGAAGAAGGATTTTAGTGAAGGTGCTCAGACAGCCGGGCGCGAATATTGGATAGAACGATTACAAATAGGTATTAAAATGAATCATGGAAAATTTACTTTTCCTACCAAGGATCATTTTTTTTGGAACTCGGATAACCCAGTTGTTACAATAAAAACTGGCATGGGATTAAGATCTTTAACAGGTCATCTCAAAATATCAATGGACAAACTTCCAATGTGGGGATCAACCAATGAGCTTAGATCAGAAATTTGGGGAACAAAATGAAAATTCGTAAAGGATGGAGTTCTCATTTTCCTGTCTTAATTAAAACTATACGGATAACGTATGGGCCAATACTTGAAATTGGAACCGGATTATATAGTACACCATTAATACATTGGATGTGTTTTGATAAAAAAAGACCAATAGTTTCTTGTGAACATGATCCAAAATATTATAAATATAGTAAACAATTTTCTGATACTTTTCATGAAATTTGTTTTATTGATGATTGGTCTAAATTTGATATTAGAGCATATTGGGACATCGTATTTATAGATTGTGACTCAGGTGCGAGATGGGGCCTTGCAGAAAAACTTTGCAATAATTCTCAATATATTATTTTGCACGACACCGACCCAAAATTAAATAATGAATATCATTATGATAAAATATTTCCATTATTTAAATATAGATATGATTATATCAAAGCAAGCCCAAACACTTCAATTGTCAGCAATTTCAATAATGTTTCAAATTTCATGGATTAAGAGGGAGTGGATAAAATGGACGTAAATGAATATATACTTACCAAATATAATTTGAACGATTATAAGGGTAAAATGCCAATCGAACTCCCGATAGTTCGTGAGGATTTTTCCGTATTATTTAACGAGCTTGATTATAAAATCGGAGCAGAGATTGGTGTTGAAAGAGCATTGTTCTCGGAAGCTCTTTGTAAAAATAATCCTGGAGTAAAACATTTTTGTATTGATATGTGGCAAACATATCGAGGGTATCGTGATCATGTTAATCAGGAAAAACTTGATGGATTCATGGCGGAATCCATCGAAAGAATGAAACCATATAATGCTGAGATGATAAAATCATTCAGCCTTGATGCGGTCAAACAATTCAAAGATAATTCTCTTGATTATGTGTATATTGACGGCAATCATGACTTTCAGAATTGTTGTAACGATATTGTCGAGTGGGGTAAAAAAGTTAGATCTGGAGGAATTATATCAGGCCATGATTTTGAAAAACATCGAATAGGTGGAAGTTATATCCATGTGCATGAATGCGTGTATGGGTATACCGAAGCTTATAAAATAAGACCTTGGTTTAAAACCAAGAATCAATCACATAACGCAGCCTCTTTCCTGTGGGTGAAAAAATGACAACAACAGAATTTATTTTGAAGAAATTTGGAAAAGAAAATTATGTTGGTAAGATGCCGATACACCTCGATTGTCTTAGAGATGATCTGGCTGGTATATTCTGTGAACTCGGATTAAATGTAGGTGTTGAAATCGGGGTTGCGGCGGGAAGATTCTCTGAAATTCTTCTTGGCGGTCATCCAAATCTGAAACTGTATTGCATTGATCCATACCTATCCTATCCGGGATATTTAGATTTTCCAATACAAGAAAAATTGACGAATTTTGAAACGTGTGCCAAGGAAAAACTCGCTCATTATGGTGACAGAGTACAATTCATTAAGAAACCGAGCATGGCGGCCGTCAAGGACTTCGAAGATAATAGCCTTGACTTTGTATACATCGATGGTAATCATCTGTTTAGAGCCGTTGCGGATGACTTGGAAGAGTGGGGAAAGAAAGTCAGGCCAGGCGGTATTATAGCCGGCCACGATTTTGAAACTCACAAAAAACCGGCAATCATAAACGTCAAAGAGGTGGTTTGTGCCTGGACATATGCATTTGCTATCAGTCCATGGTTTGTGACGACCAGGATGAGGCGATATCCACAGGATGGTAATATAGCCCGATCATTCTTTTGGGAGAAGAAATGAACGATCTGACTGTTGTTTATTATACGGCAAATTTTGCCAATGATCGGTTTATCGCCGCTACTCGTGAGCGGTTATTGCAGTCGATCGGTGATATTCCGTTGATCAGTGTATCTCAAAAACCAATGAATTTTGGTGAAAACATATGTGTTGGTGATATTGGCAGATCTCAGGTTAATATTTATAAACAGGTGCGTGTCGGCATCAATGCGGCGACAACAAAGTATGTGGCTTTATGCGAAGACGATTGTTTGTATCCACCAAGCCATTTTACATGTTTCAGGCCGAATGACGATGAATTCGGGTATAATATGAATCGATGGGGGATCTATACCTGGACTAAACCGCCAATCTTTTCGAATAAACATCGAATAGTTTTAAGCCAATGCATCGCAAATCGTGAATTTATGATCGAATGTATCAATGAACGATTTGCGCGATACCCTGACGAATCAACTATTCCATTGCACCATTTTGCCGAATTCGGAAAATACGAAAAGTGGATGTTGATTACGATTAGGAAAAGGTTTGAATTCAATTCACCCGAACCTACAATAATGTTTTCACACCCTGATGCTATTGGGTATTCTGGACTTGGAACTAAAAAAAGACATGGAGATGTTAAGGTTAAGGAGCTTCCATTCTGGGGAACTGCCGAAGATGTTCTGAAAAAATATTGGGGTGAGGATAGGTTAGTATGACGAGGATATCAGATCAAGACCGTTTTGAGGTTCATCAAAGGCTTGGTGTAAAAAGATATGCAAGAACTTATCAACGCCCGCGAATATTATTAAGCAGGACATATATCGATCTTGCTTTAATATTTTGTGATGTTGAAAAACCAAAATTATGCGAAATAGGATGCGGGGTTCTTGATATATGCGGACCGTATGCATTAGATAGCGCAATAGTAACTGGATATGATTTCCATGAAAGCTCGGTTAAATTTGGAATGCTTCAATACCCTTGCGCAAAAATTTATTGCCAAGATATTAATACTATAACCGATATTGATTGTGATATTTTAGTAGCTTGTGAGGTTTTGGAACATATTGATGATCCTGTTTTATTGATGCATAATGTTACTAAGAGCACCAAGTTGTTAGTAATATCACACCCTATAAATGAATTGGCAAACTCGGGAATAACCAATGGTGAGCACTGCTGGTCATACACTGAAGATGATTTTGATAATTGGTTTATACAAAACGGATTCACTATTTATTCTAAGGAATATTTTGATAATGGAAGGCTTCATTCTTTAATCGGTATCGGGGAAAAATTATGAACGTACATCTTTATTGCATTTTAAGAAATGAGATTAAAATATTGCCTTATTTTTTAAGACATTATCAACAATTTGTTTCTCGATTTCACGTCTTTGACGATAAAAGCGATGATGGAACACTTGAGTTATTGGAAAAATATTCCAATATATTAGTTTTGCCGACAGAGATAAGCGGGCTTGATGATAAATATTTTCGAAGAGTTCATCAAACGGAATATACCAAAAGAAGTCGTGGGTTATGTGATTTTGTTTTTGCCGTTGATGCTGATGAATTTGTATATCACCCCGATTTAATCAACGTGCTTCAGAAATGCAAAAATGAGGGATATCAAATCATAAGACCTGAAGGTTATGTGATGATTTCAAAAGAATTTCCACACACTGATGGACAAATTTGTGATGAAATAAAAACCGGACTCAAGGATGTCTGGTATAATAAACCGATAATTTTTGATCCATTGATTGATATACAATGGGATCTTGGCCGGCATGGATTAAAGCCGATGGAAGGCATTCGTATTTGCGAAGACTCGGGAATTAAACTTCTTCACTATCGTTATCTTGGAAAAGAATATTGTGAAGAAAGGCACACGACTCATTATAAAAGATTGAGTTCCAACAATCTTAAATGGAAACTTGGTAGACATTTAGACCCGGCAAGTAAATATTATCACAGTCTTAAATGGTTCGAACACTATAAAGGAGATGCGGTACAATGCATTTAAAGGTCTCTATTCTTACAGCCAACATGGGTTCCTTTGATCCACCATCTACCATTGTAGATCAGGATTTACCGGAAGATGTTGAATTATCAATATTCAGATTTAATGATGATAATTTTCCATTGCGTAAATGCGCCATGACACCTCGATTACAGGCAAGAATACCGAAAATGTTCGGATGGGAAATGGCGCTCGGTTTTGATTATTATATATGGATTGATGGGTCATTTTCCATTTTAAATAAAGATACTGTTGCATGGTATTTAAAGCAATGCAAAGATTTTGATATAGTGATGTTTGAACATCCTAATAGGAAAACTATAAAATGGGAAGCTGAATTTATTCGAAAGAAAATAATGGATGGAAACGAATATCTCACATCAAGATATGAAAACGAATTGATTGATGAACAATTGGCGGCAACGATTAAACAACCAGGTTATACTGACGATCTTCTCATCGCAACCTGCTCATTTATATACAAGAACAACGTGCTACCAAGATATTTACTTGAAAGATGGTGGGTGCATACATCAAGGTATCATATTGTAGATCAGCTATCAATACCCTATCTTTTAAAAACATCGGATTGCAAGTATAAAATATTAAAAGATGATATCTATCATATTCCGTACTTGACATATACAAGAAATCAGAAGAGGTGATTCATGGGTGGCTTTGAACCGAAAAATAAATTTCCTGAAGGTGATGTGGATATAATGCAATTTTAATTAATCCAAAAAATTGGGATAAATCTGTTGGTGAAATAATTTCAAAAGCTATTAATCTTAAAGGTGGCAAAGGAGGAATCGATGTCGCTAGCGCTTAGTGTCGTAATTCCCGCAAGGAACGAAGAATAGT